CACGACCAGGCATTAGACATTCTTCGTAAGAAATGTGGAAAGGAGACTATCGACGAGTTTCTTGCGATGCGCAAAGATAGAGCATGGCATGTTATTGGTTCAGTTGATTATCGTGGAAATGCTAGAGATCCTCTATATCGATAGACTTTGTACTAGCGCGGAATTAATCCGCATTTTATACAATATGGATCCATCATCCATTGCCTTAGTTGTGTTTTCTTCAGCCATTGTTATTGGTTCATTAACGAGTATCGTAGTAATAAACTACAGGTTGTGTTGTAAGAAACCAGAACCTGTAGTCCACGATTGGGTTATAACCGAAAACGTTAGTGTTTAAACAGAACGAATAAATTCCCACTTCAAATAGTCACAAATCTTCTTCCAGATCTGATCATGTGCTATAAGTCTGTCGCGGCTTTTTAGCAGAGGAAAGTATACCTTATACTCGTCCAGATCTAGAAGCTCAAAGAACTTATATAGAATGTAAGAATAAGACAAAAAATTAGTACGATCATCAGGACAATACAATAAGAAAGGAGCTTGGATTTCCTGAAACATTGCTCGTATTTTTTCTTCGATTTCTGGTGTGATTGTTGGAGGCGGATTGCCATTGAGTCGAGAGAGGATGTGGGTTGCGTGCTCATAATACTTAGATCTGTTGAGCTTCTTTAAAATCTCTCGCATAGCAATCTCAGTTAGCTCGGCAATATTCTGAATACGTCTCTTCTTAATTTCACAAATCACTTCGTGCATAACTTCATCTGGTATAATCGTACTCTCTTTTGCTTGAAACTGATTTAGGATTTCATTAAGGTGATTGATTTTCTTATACGCATAATTATTGCGTTCCTTGGGAGGATCGCGAAATGATGGAAAATCTGAAACGACTAACATATATTCCTCTGATCCACACTTGGGACAGACAAGTATACCTTCTTCCGATAGTTCTTCACGTGCGATATTACATCTATCACAGTGTTCAGTTGTATATGTTTTTTCCGTAATTTCTACACCTGTATTGATCTTCATACGTGTGGTAAACTCATCATACAGATCCTTCTTTGACACTGTAGATGTGTCCTGAGTTGATTGCGTTAGATACTTAACAAATGTGTTTTGATCAGCAGGCGTTGATGCCATTGCTTGAACCTTGTCAGATCCGCCGTAGTATTTCAAAATGATATCAGCGTTGCGAACATAGTAATCTTTTAGAGGATCATCTTGCGCTAAACGCCGATGTATAGTACGAATTTCATCTTGTAGTTTTGTAGCTCTATACATATCTTGCATATCTCCTAACTCTTTTTCGATCTCTACTTTTCTAGTTTGAAGTTCTTCAATATTTGTATCTCTCATTTCGGTAATTAGTAACTGATGAATTGAATCTAAAGTTCCTGAAATTGTTTCAGAAGCCTTAGACTTTGTAGAAGTATCTCTCGACTTTTTTATGCGAAATATGTTGTCCATTTAATTAACCTTAATCATCTACCTGAAAATACGAAATACAAAACTCCTAGTCCTGCCACTATAGTTGGAATTGCGGATACAACGTCTTGTTTATTTGTGAACGATTCGGGCGCCGATGCACACTGTGACGGATCTACTTGAGTACATTGACTTTCTGGAAGATCAGGGCTCAATGATGTAGTTACAAATTTTGACTGGTTTCCCAATCCACTTACAGGACAAGACATACATACACATGGAGGATTTGCGTCAGCCACGAGAGCTGAAAAAAGATGAAGAGGATTTAATCCTTCAATATCGTCAACTACTCCCGGAATGAGACCATTAAAATCAGACCCTAATTCCGATATAGCAGCAGGTAAAGCCCCTGCTCCAGTTGACATATTATTGATGTAGTTATATCTTGGTTGTAACGCCCCAGTTGGAGCAGTACACATTCCACCTGTATTCACAAAGTATTGGTTTCCAAGCGGCGGATTACCTGTGATTAGTGCTTCCGTATAATACGCAATCGCATTAGCATTCGTACCTAATTGACCAAAAGAACCGCTTGATCCAACACCCAATGATGATGGTCCTGTTATAGAATCGGCGTAACTATATGATGGACCCAATACATCTGTTTGTACGTTTGATGCTCCATTCTCTATATCAGACCATAAAGAATTTGCTCCTAGGTCTGCCATTATTAACTACTGATGTTTTTTGATATACTCAATTGCCTGTTTGCGATACGCGGGATTAGTAAACATACATGGACGCTGAATAAGCATAGTTTTTATAACAGTTTCAATACTATACCCAAACTTCAAACACATATAAATAAGTGTAAGAAAACCACTACGATTAATTCCACATTCACAATGAACATAAATTGTTCTACAATCTGGCTGAGCCAGAAATGTATTCATTGAACTTTCAAATAGAGGATACCATTTCGTAATATCCTCTGCTCGGTGATCTAAAGCGTTAATACACGTAATTCTATCCGGAAATTCATCTTTAAACCATTTAGATGTTACCCAGTCTTCCGCACAGTTGACAACGTGTGTTATATCGTATGATGCTAATGTGTACAGGTCAACACTATCAGCCGATCCAACAACAATACGTGGGTGGACCTTTGCTAATGGATCTAATTTCCACCCCTTTGAATTGCGCCCATATTTATCCCATAATTGCTCCATTGATAGAGTTGGTTAACTTCATTGAAAACGTATTCGTTTTACTCAAGAATGCATAATACTAGAGAAAAATGATACCGAATACTACAATGGATTACAAGCCGACACACAATTTGCATTTGCACTATGCAGAAATTTACAAGCGCAATAAGTTGATGGCATCATCAAAGAATAGGGTGGGTACTAGGTCGCGTGGATGTGGATGGTCCGACAGCACTCTACACGCAGAACGGGCAGTTGTGAAGCGTTTTGGTGACACTTCACAACTTCACGGTTGTATTCTGGTTGTCGTACGTATCAATAAAAAGGGAGAGCTACTTAATTCAAAACCATGTCCAGATTGCCAAAAGTTTCTTGAGAAGTGTATGAAAGAGTATGGGCTTTTAAAGGTATTCTACTCTTGATATACAATGCAAAAGTTGTACGTCGTAACTTTCAAGACTGAGTCTGAACTAGAAGACTGTATTTTTACACTAAACTGGGACAGTGCTCTGGAACTTCTAAATAAGAAACCAAATCATAAGCAGATTATTGAATATACTTTTGATTCTAACGGAGTTTCAGAATTTTGGAATGCGGTTTATTGTTATAAGAATGGTGTTCTTATTAATGATCGTACTTAAAACAATGACCCAAATAGAGTTCCAACTACATATGCGATAGCAACTGCGACACCAGCTAAAATACCAGCTCCCATATAGGATGGTACACCTCCGGCTGTGTATGTATTAGGAATATACTGAAGAATGAGAGACCGAGGAGTGCTTAGTGAAATAATCATAGCTGCTGCAAAAAACCCAAAATATACCATCAGATTTTTTACTGCGTACCGAACGGTGTTAAAAGTCTGATTATGATTTGTAAGATTCATAGCGGGTTTCTGAGCAGACGTATTCATTGGTGAAATGAACGGATCAACTCCACCGGTTACAATAGGTGAGAATGTAGTTGACTGCGGAAGTTGAGGATTCTGAACCGGACCACCACCAAGAAGATCGCTTAAATCAGTTGCCCCGTCTGCCATTTATCTAGAAGGAAGGATTTCACATTGAGCATCCTCCGCGTGGTATTGGTAGCACTTATTGTTAATTTTAACAGTTTTTCCTTCAACCGCATGAACCGGAAGAGCTAATACAGCTTTGCTTTGAAATGGCTTATGAAAGAGAAGAATCGCAACCCCTAATCCTACAATGAATGAGAGTAACGGTAGTGTCTCTCTAGAGATTGGATTCATTTGTGTTGAGATGCGATGAAATTAAGAGAGGTTGAATCTTTTCCACAGGGAACTTCCTTTGTGGAAAATTTTACACATCCAGATCCTGTATGAAGTAGACTGTTATCATTTGGAGTTGGAACTTGAGCTATATCTCGGGTTGGAGGAGTAAACACTGCTGATATAGTGAGTCCAGTTACAAATCCTACGAATAGCCAAAATACCGAGAACATTATTATTCTTACCCAAAGACTTCTGTTGATGATGGTAGAGGAATCTTCTTCGTAATGTTGTAAATCAATACCTTATAATAATTCTCGTATAGTGCCCATTGATTGCGTGTCATATTTGAGTAGACTGTTTGTACAAAGTTACGAGGATTCGATGAATCACTCGCATTAGTGCTACCATCAATCGTGTTGCCAGGATCATTACCGATACGCAGCGCCATTTGATAGATAAACTGTTGACCTTCATCTTGAGCGAACGCCGTTGTCCACACTGATTCGCTTAGATACTGATAACGTGTAGTTACAAGGTTGAACGATGAATCCAGTGGCGGATCCACTGATTGTACTCCAGACACTAGCATTCTGCGGAGAACATCACAAATGACAGCTCTGATTCCCTCATTGAGTCGTGATAGCCAATCTCGGAGCAGCACATTCGTATAGATGGTCTTCACGAATAAAAGAGGATTGGATGACGCTTGACTGGAGCCTCCATAAACATTGTTGTTAACATCCTCCCCGAAGTACTTCGCATAACCATACACGAAGTCACGGTCGTCCAGGTTGGATGCCAGCCACTTCTCGTTTGATACATAGGCAAATCCTTGCAGCTCCTCGTGCTCCTCATCAACCGGGATAGTGTACGAAGCTTCTGCGCTAGCGGTAATATCATAAATAGCTTTGCGTTCTACGACCGTATATTGTCCCCACTGTTCGCTCGTCATAACCGAGAATATGGTTAGTATATGATTCTGTTTGTCGCTTATTTGGGGTTCGCCTCCTTTACCACTATACGGAAGAATAGCGGTCGCATAGTTAAACATAACATCGATATCACCTGTCGTATAGGCGTCCCAAAACGCCGCTGCAGATGGTATGTAGCTGAGATCAGCATAAAAGCCTTTTATAAAGTTAAAAACCGGAGGAGCCGTTCCATCACTTACACCTCCCACGTCCCCAAAGTCAGCTTCAGTAATCTCGTCAATTGGGGCGCTCTCTTCTACTTGAATAATTTCACCTGTTGTAGAATTCCAGTATAGTGGAGCAAATCCGGCTGGCAGTGTGCTTACACTACGAATAGGTTTTACAATAAATGCTGGCACCCGAGGAGGGGGTGGCAATAACTCCCCACCAAGATCCCCATCTTTATTCTCCTCAAACCCAAAAGTAGCAGTTTCTGTGAAACTTCCGAAATCTGGGGGAACTTCTTGAATACCTGTGTAGTTTAAGGGTTCTCCGGTAGCATTCAGAATAATACTGTTAGGAGCTTGATTCGTATGTCCAGCGTTCAGACCTATAGCTATAGCATTATTTCCCTGATTTGTCAATCCAGACCCTCCTCCTAAAGCTATTGCACCAGTCCCTTGTGTTGTTCTTCCAGCTTCAAATCCTACAGCTATTGCTTTAGTTCCCTGAGTATGGTTTCCAGCTTCAAATCCTATAGCTAGTGCATTCGCTCCTTGACTGTTGTTCCCAGAATGAATTCCTATAGCTACTGCATTTAGTCCTTGGGTAATAGATCCAGCATCCTTTCCTAAAGCTAGGGCATAGAATCCTTGATAATATTGTCCAGCAGCATCCCCTATAGCTATTGCATAGTTGTTTTGAGTATTTCTTCCAGAGTTAGCTCCTATAGCTATTCCACCTATGCCCTGACTATCACTTCCAGCTTCAAATCCTACAGCTATTGCAGATTGCCCTTGTGTTACTTTGCCAGCGTCAGTTCCTAGACGTACATTACTCCCTGAAGAAAGTTGTGCGCTTATCATACCATTAGCATCAACTGTAATAGTAGTTCCATCAACCATTACTCCACCAAGTGCGTCAGTTGTTGCTGGTTGTATAGTTGAAGCTATTGCGCTTATCGTACCATTAGCATCAACTGTAATAGTAGTTCCATCAACCATTACTCCACCAAGTGCGTCAGTTGTTGCTGGTTCTATAGTTGAGCTTCCAGATGGACCGGTGGGACCTGTAGGACCTGTAGG